AATCAGAATGTCAATCTATTTTCTGATAACATTCGAGATTATCATCCGATTCTTGATGTTAATATTCGAGGCGTCACCAGCGCATTTATTGGAGTTGGGAGTAACTAAAAAAAGGGGAGCATTGCGCTCCCCTTTGAGTATTAAGCTTCGGCTAGCTTTTCAAAGTAAGTTAGCCCGTCATCATCGGTATCGTCTGACCACGGATCATCGCTCGCTTCTTCTACAGTTTTAGTCTTAGCTTGGACAGGTTCTGGTATAGACCTAGGTGCTGGTGCAACATCCTCATCTAATCCAAGAACATAGTTCAATCGAGTTTTTAACTCATCATAAGTCTTGAAGTTTTCAGGGCTTACGAACTCATTGAGTGCGTACTCTGATCCCCAAATACGTTCAAGGTCATCATCATCTTCAGACAAAGGAGAGACAGTATCAAATTCTGACTTGTCATAGTTTTGATAGCCTTCAACTTTACGAATCTTCAGTTTGAAGTTTGCGCCTTCCCATAAATCAAAAGGATTTACTGGAGTCTCGTCTTCGAACTCTGGATTCATTTGATCGTTCAGTTTGTCAAAGATTTTCTTACCAAACTTATACAATCGTACTTCACCCTCGTTTTCGGGATTGGCTGGATCTTTTACGATATAGACGTTAGCAATGTAAGAGAGCCTACGCTTCTGTTTACGTGCAACATCTTTATCAGACTCGATACCAGAATTCCATAACATTGAGTTATGCTCAGATACAGGATCTTTCTGATTGAGCGTAGTCAATGAATTCTCGATATACCATCGACCGCTAGGGCCTTGGAATGAGTGTGACCAGAGTTGTACCCAAGGAAGATCTTCTCCTTTAGCGGGTGGAAGAAAGCGGATAACAGCAAAGCCATTTCCTGCTTTGTCTACAGCGGGACGCCAGAAACGAGTATCCTCATAAGATTTCTTTTCGCTTCCTCCGGTCGATACTTTCGTAACTTCCTCAGTAAGTTTTTTGAGATCTTTGTTTCGTTGACGCTTTAGTTCTGCAAAGTTTGTAGCCATTTGTATTACCTCGTATGTTTTCGTATATTAGTTGTATGTTTATCTTATCCACTTTATTCATTATATAATATTATATAGTCAGACCGACCATATTTTTCAGTGTAGTTGTGTACTTTTTCACATCGAAAGTTATGAACGGTCGATACTTCTTACACAATCTACTGACCTCACCATATAGTGGGTCATATAGTATAGTATCATAATTATTCATAAATGTCAAGATTGAATCTAAAATAATTAGTGATTCTATGCTAATTTCTTTTTGTAGATATTTTCGAATGATCATTGGATGTTCACCCGGCTCTACTTCAAATAGTTTATTCATCTCTTCAGACGTGATGCCGTCCATAAAGGTCATCTCATTTTTAAACACATACGACATCGACTCTTGCTTTTTTAGCCATTGTTTATAAGCGGATTCTCCCTTTTCCGAGATGAGATCTCCAACCCATATCTTAGGATCATTTATAAAATTGGCTACAAGAAAATCTTCTAGATTACTTCCTTTAGTCTTACCTAATTTTACGAAGTAATATTTGTCATTACGTTTCAGAAATGTATTTTCCGAGACTCTAAACTTTTTGTTGTATTTGAAATAGTCATACTCATCTACGGTAAAATGATTTTTTATCGCAAGATATGTTGCGTATGTATTCAAACCATCCACTATTTTTTATCCTTGAATTTTAGTTTAGGTTTTTTACTGACGACCATCTTAGTGCGAACTGCATCCGTTTCAATAACAGATTTCATTTGAGAAGTCACTAGAGATGCTGCAGTTTCTATTTCAACATTATTCTTTTCACAATACCAAAGAATAGAGTCCATCATAGAGATTGGCGCTCGGTCTCGCATGATTTCTAGAATGCGCTTCTCAAATTCTTTCTGGCTAAGAATTTTTAGTTTTGCTTTATCTTCTTCCATGTTACCCTGAATGTGCTTATACAGTTTCATCGGCACTCCCACTGATGACTTCGACTTCAGGCTTTTTATTTCGCTTATTTGCTCGGCTTATAGCCGCTAGCCGCCTCTTTTCTTTATCGGCAGTTCTTCGAAGTTTTCGATTGAGTCCGGTTCTGTGTATTTGATTAAGTTTCTTTTCGGGTTCCTGTACGGGATTCTTTGCTCGCAACTCTAAAATTTGTGTTGCGATTGCTCTTGCATCATGTGGTAAATCTTGATATAATCTTTTACCTTTTTTAGATGAGTTTCCCGACTTTCGTAACAGTTTTGCTTTTTTGCCGTTCATATGAATCTCCATTTGATGAAGACACAATTATATCACCATAGTCCGAACTTGTCAAATAATCCAGACACTTTCCACAATTTAAATCGTTTTCGTATAGGCGTTTTAACAAGTCACCCGGATTATCATAATCTGATTCACGGATGTTCCTGCAAACGCACAGAATCATTGCTCTTGTGCATATGCTTCTAGATGCTTAATATATTCCATAATGCTGTGGTCACTGAAACTGTCGATCTTACCTTTCTTCAATCCATCCCAAATACCACGCAGTTTGTCCTTTGTCAACTGCCATCCAGTTAGATTGCGAACACGACCGTATGCGTTAATGTAGCAGGCTGTGCCGTGATGTTTGTACCCCAGAATTGCTGGTGGGACTGTGGTCACGATATCGTTATTGTTTCTCCAGCGATAGTGTCGAACGGGAAGACTCTTACAGTATTTGTCCCAACCTACTCGTGGTGAACCATAAGTGTACAACTCTTCAACTTCAGGCATATCAGAATCAAGAACACAGCGAGCAGAAATAATTGTCGCCATTGCTGCACCAAGACTGTGACCCGTTACCCAGACTTTGCGTTTACCGACTGCTTTAGGTGTTAAATCTTCACGAATCATGGGCCATAGTTCGTCAACTTCTGATTTGAATCCACGATGAACACGACTAACTGTCTCAGACAAAACTGGTAATGCCTGAAGATCTGCTTTGATATCATTAAATTCTGTGGGTTGCGTGCCACGACAAGCGATCACCAAATCGTTTTTGTTTTGAAAACGATACGCTTGTGATCCTTCACGGTCGTAGAATTCACATTGCGTGAACCCTAATTTTTTTACTTGCTTCTTAGCGTCTGCTTCGTTCATATAAGCAATCGCACTAAGTCTGGCAAACAATACACTCTTGTCTTGAAAACTCATTTTACTAATCATTTCTTCTTCTCCAGTTTTTTAATTCTTGCATCAAGTTCGGGCCACACGTCAAACTCGTGCAACTCTTTACACGGGTGACTATTCTTCTCAAGTTCTACTAATCGTGCTTCGATAGAATCGATCTTACTAGTGATTCTCGGGTACTTCTTTCTCCATGCTTCAGGATCATTTTGAAGCCAAGTCCAACCCCAACGAATTGCTAGATGTTCGAGGAATCCATCAAACTTTGCGACTCCCCATGTAGCCATTTTCGTATCTTTGAACCAAAAAAGAAATGCTGCGCCCGCTAATGAACCTAGAATCGCTGTGTAGATCCATAGCGTGTCGCTGAATAATTTGTCTATGATTTCCATCTTAACTCTCCGTTAAAAACGATATTTGATCTTTATGTATAACAAATTCTTTACCATCACGTCTTAATGGAAGAAACTTCCTTTCGTCATTCATAACATCAGATACACGATCTCCAGTTGGTAGAAAGATCTCACAATCTATCCAACGAGAACCGTCGGTAAGAGTCACCGTCACAATTGATAATTTATGTGTTTCCATTATTGTATTTATATACTATTTTATATATTCACCAAGTGTATCTAATTTCAGTTTCGAGTTTAGTCTTGGACTGCAACCCTCGTTCACGTTTGCCTTCGAGTTTGCCTTTGATGACGAGGGTATCGGACAAACGAGTTTTGTATCCGGCTTCCCAAGATGAACCGCCTGTCATGTGCCCTGCTTCGAAGTACACGTTACTGCCTGTGAGTGATTTTTTCTCGTATCCGAAACGAGTATGATTGACTGCATCAGTTGAAGCAAAATCTTTGTATGTCACTTCTGATTTGATTTCTACGTATGGTCCTGCCTTGACTGAACACGCA